GTGTGGATACCCGGCTACTGATATCCATCATATCAAGCGGAGAGGGATGGGCGGCAGCAAGAAGGCTGACGAGATCGGTAATCTGATGGCTCTGTGTCGGCTGTGTCACGCTAAAGCACACGCTTACCCGAAGCTACAGAAGCCGATACTACAAAGGGTTCACGATGCAGTGGTTGAAAGCTGGGGGGCAACTTGATGGTCTATCGGGTCGATCCCGTGCACTTTGAGTGCGGTGACGATGCCGTGAAAAAAAAATAATTTGGATATTTATTCATAAAAGTGGATATTTATTCATATCGAGTGAGTGTTAATAGCCCCCCTGTGAATATTCGCTCAATATGATTTAGCCTCGTTGACCCCTGAATCAACGGGGCTATTGTTTTTTGATAAAGAATTTGGTACTGTGATTATGCAGTCAGCATCCGCTTCAGGGGGGCTTGCTTGATATGATTGCCACACGACCGAAGGATAAAGTCAACATTACTGTCAGTGCTTGGGGGGAGGGGGGGCTTCACTTCTTTTTCACACTCCCAAAGGATCGTTTAAGAACAGTATCTACTTACTTTTCAGTATCAATAGAACTCCTGTAGTTTTCTGGCGATTGGAAGATGTGGATAATATGTAATTAATGAGACGAAATGGACCGTCCGAATAGAAACATAAGCGGGCTGCGCCCTGTGAAGAAGGGCGAGGTATTGAACCCGAAAGGCAGACCAAAAGGGGCGCGGAACCGGCAGACCATTGCGCGGTTCTGGTTGGAGGCGATGCAGTCCGGCAAGAACCCAATCAGTGGGAAGACCGAAGAGCTGTCGCAGGCTGACTGGGTTTTACTCGCGTTGCTCGCTAAAGCGCGGAAGGGTGACGTTCCTGCGATCAAGGAGCTGATGGATAGCGGCTACGGCAAGATAGCGGATAAGAGCGATGTCACGATTGGGGGTGACGCAGAAAACCCCTTGGCGTTCGCTAATCTGCGGGGACTGAGCGATGAAGAGCTTGCCACTATGACTGCCTTGCTGGAGAAGGCTGCTGGAGGGAAAACCACAGAATAGTCTGATAATGAACCAAGAACTCATCGGCGGCTCACCGTACATCATGCTTGACATGCTGAAGCATGAGCGGATAAGGCGAGAGTCTGAGCGGTCGCTTATGGCCTTCACGATGAACTCTTGGGATATCATAGAGCCTGGCGTTGCGTTCAGCGACAACTGGCACCTGCACGCCATTGCTGAGCATCTTGAGGCTCTTAGCGACGGAGACATTGAGAATCTCATTATATCGATCCCTCCAGGCTGTATGAAATCCATTCTGGTAAGTGTGGCGTTTCCAGCTTGGGAATGGGTTACGCGTCCAGAACTGAGGTACATGGGTGCATCGTACGGAGCCGACCTAGCTATCCGCGACGCACAGAAGTGTCGCGATATAATCATGTCGGAATGGTACAGCGGCAATTGGGGGGACCGCGTGCAGATTAAGCCGGGAGATGACCAGAAGATAAAGTACTCGCTGACGAGCGGGGGATGGAGGATGGCCACATCGGTTGGTGGCCGCGCAACAGGTGAGCATCCCGACCGGAAAATAGTCGATGACCCCCACAACTCAAAGCAGGCGGAGTCTGACGCCGAGCGGGAAACAGCTCTTACCTGGTTTGACCGTACACTGTCTACACGTGGCAAGTCAAGAGGGGCGAAGACGATTGTCGTCGCTCAGCGGTTTCACGAACGCGACTTGACAGGACATATTCTTGCTGACTTGACCGGATACGAGCACTTATGCATCCCGATGGAGTATGACGGCAACAAGCGCGTAACATGTCTCGGCTGGAGCGATCCGCGGAAGACCACCGGAGAGCTTCTATGGCCAGAGCTATTCAACGAAAAAAGTGTCACTGAACTGAAGCAGGTTCTTGGTCAGTACGGCGCTTCGGGGCAGCTGCAACAGGACCCCACTCCGTCGGAAGGCGGTATACTCAAGACCAAGTACATCGAACTGTGGCCTTCAGACAGAGGGCTTCCCCAGTTTGAGTACAT